CTTTGAGTTCAGTGCGCTTGGTGATAGCCATTAGGAACGTTCTCCGAACGAAACAGGTTTAGGCGTAGTTTTGAGCCGTTGCGGGCTGCATATTAAGCGTAATAACTAAAATTTGCTCTGCAAGTAAAGGTATTGGTTATGGAGCCAGCAGACAAAGGATCCATGTAATTATTTGGACCCCTGAAGTAAAGATTCGCTTCAGTAGTTCCACCTTCCGGGCCTACACTGATAAAGTAAGCAGTGGCGCTTACGTTGGCAAAGTAATTCAGAAACCCGCCAAAATCAAGAGAGGTAAGAGGATCTACGTTTAAAACATCAAATGGCAACCCTCCAATATTAAGGTTGCCGCTCAGACTACCTGTATTAGAAATCGTTAAGTTTATTCTACAATGTACTAATCTTCCAATTTTTGTATAGTCGCCATCTTGAGTTGCGTATGTAGGGCTGCCGCTTGTTGCGGTTAAAGTCGGCGTCCAAGTGCCCTCTTCATAATCGTCGAGAGCGTTTACAGCAGCCGTGTCGCTGTTGAACTTTAGGCCGTCATCATCAATTCGCAGCCGCTGAACGTTTCCAGTAGAGCCGTCATTTGGAGCAAAATAGAAATACGTTCCATCAGAGGAGCTGCTACTGACCCACTTGCAGCCAAGCTCACCGCGTGAGAGTCCTCCCGTAGTTAATCTAAAATCAACAGCTGCGCCTTTATTTGCGGTAGCGTCAATAAAGTTGGATACGGCAAGTGGATAAGAACCATTAGAGTTAGTGTCAACAACTTCAAGCTTTCTGTCTGGCGAAGTGACATTGATGCCAACACTGCCACCAGTAAAATAACTATTTCCGTTAGCTCTGATTAAATTTTTTAAAGAATTTTGATAATACCATTCTGAATAAGCCTCACCTGTGCCGTTTTCAAATAACCGAAATACTTTGTGAGTGCTGTCATCGGCTTCAAAAAGAATACCGTTATTAACGTCGTTATTGGCATCAGATTTTATGTGAAGAACACTGGTTGGGCTAGATGTATTGATGCCAACATTTCCTGAAGTGTCGATATTAAGCACACCTTGAGTAGTAAGTGACGGATCGCCACTTGCGTTGTAACCAATTACATAATTTCCAGAGCTGAGATCTAAGCCGTGCCCCCAAGTATTTCCAGAAGCATTTTCAAACATCATGACGGCATCACCTGAGCCGCCACTTGTAATCAAAGCACGCGTATCCCCAGAGCCGGAAATGTGTAGTTCGTGAGCTGGAGATGAAGTACCCAAGCCGACAAGTCCAGAGCTGTCAATGCGCATCCGCTCGTTGCCGCCATTTGTCTGAAATACAAGAGATTTACCAGACAATGCTCTGACAACTGGTTGACTACTTCCGTCAAAAGAAAGAGAACCAATAGCTGCAGTGTCGCCCCAAGACAACAATGCCTGAGTGTTATCCCGTAGTTCTAGTTTTGCGCCGGGCGAGGATACCCCAATGCCAACATTCGATGGGATACCTTTCAACAGATTCTCGACCGTAATCTTCTTGTTCTTATCAGCCGCAGCACCCTCGCTAACGTCCACAATCGTCAGCAAGTCGCCCGTCGCCTGGCTGCCTGCAGCAAGAGCAGTCAGATCCGTAATTTTGCGGTCGGCCATTACTTACGTTTTGATGACGTACATCATTGCAATGTTACGCGGTCTGGCCTCACTGCCACCATGGTTTTGAGTGCTGATACCTGTGTGACCAAGATTGATGACAATGCCAGTTGTAGCCGTTTCAGTCGGCTCAAACCCGCTGAAGCCCACACCAGATTCTTCAATAACGCCATCACCGCTGTGGCTGTTGGTATATGCAACGTTGTGAAAGTGACCAGGGTCGTTGACGCTATGACCGTGACCGGGATCAGTAACACCGTGATTGTGTTGCAGGTTTTGGCTTGACTGCGAGCTGCCAAAACTGCGGCCACTATCTACGCCACGAGAATCGTCCCAACCACGGACAAACTCACCGCGTAGATCTGGAACGTTAAACGTGCTGCTGCCGTCGCCTTCACCGTGCGTCGTTCCAATGATCGCGAACAATGCTGAATAGGTTGTCCGACTGACTGCAGCACCGTTGCACTTCAAATAACCACTAGGTGCAGTGGTCGTTGCCATCATGTGAACCGATCCAGTCGGCACAGCCTGCGGCAAAGCAGCAAAACTCAGGTTGCCGCTGCCGTCTGTCTGCAGCACATCATCAGCGTTGCCATCATCGCTAGGCAAAGTCAACGTCACATCATTAGTCACGTTTGACGGAGCTTGGATCGCAACAAAGTTGCTGTTGCTTGTGTCCCGCAACCTCAGTGCTTTGCGATCACGGATAGTGATGCCATTGCTATCGAAATGAGCGCGGCGCGTTCCACCAGTTGCAATATCAAGCGTGTCAGCTGCGCTGAAGTAGATGCCAGTGTTGGTGTCGTCAGACCGACGGATCGGCAAGCTGCTGAGCGTTCCAGCAGGCACGCCAACATTGCCAGTAAATGTAGGACTAGCTTTTGTCGCCAATCCAAGGTTGGTTTCGTTTAAGGAGCCAATAGTCAGAAACGACGTATTTGTGCCGTTTCTAATTTTCAACTGATTACTGGTTTCGTCCGCCCAGATCATCCGGGCTACGGAATTAGCAGCACTGGGTTCAGAGGAACTCGCATTCAGGCTGTAAATCGCAGCCATGTTGGAGTTGATGTCCGAACGGACGTTCGCTCCAGTGTCATTCTGGATCGGAGTGGATTTTGTCTCGTTTACAAAGGACATCAGCCGATTCCGTAGCCAGTAGCGGTCCAGGTCACGTCGCGTGCCACGCGCTGGTTAGTTCCATGGTAAACCGAAAGATCAAACCCGGTAGCCGTGCTATTGCTAACAACGTAATGCTCGCTAGCCGTCTGAGCGTTGAAAATAATGCCTACAGCTGGAGGGACATAGAACTTGTTGCCAGCGCCGTAGCTCACGCTGACATCGGTATCGCTGACGCCTTGTGCGTTCGTGGTAACCGTTCCAGTAATCGTTCTGATCGGCATTTGCGCCTGAATACGCAACTGGTCAACAGCAATCTGCTCTTGCGGACCGCCAGTG